GCTCAAATTTCTGTGTATCTCCAGGCTGCACCACACGCTTTACCATCCCGCCAACAAATGGGATAGAGCCAGCAATTGATGATCCTAAACCTGGTTGCTGACCGACTAATGAGTTTGCAATGGAGTCTGCGCGCTCCATACGCTGCGCAAATCCTGCAGCGTTTTGCTCTGCCTCTGTAGGCTTTGGTGGGGCAGTACCTTTCAGTGGCTCACCAGTAGGACCGGAGATTGGAATAACTGGCAAACCTGGCGTCTTAGGCACATAGAAAACACCTTGCTCATTGGTAACTCTGTCGTAAGCACCGCGAGCAAATTCAGCTTGGCTAATTCCAAGACGCTGTTGTTCCATGCCTAAACGTTTCTTCTCCATTGCAATACGCTGCTCATCAAAGCCAAGACGCTTCAATTCATAACCCAATCGAGTGTTATCAGCGTCAATGCGTGCCTGGTCAACTTTGCTTATGCCAGTACCAAATGTCTCGCCACCTTTAAGCGCAGACTCATCCACGGCGGTCATAACCCCATCAATGTTTTGCAGAACAACCTTACGTTTTGGCCCAAACCCTTGCATTGTGGTGATATCACCAAACTCATTTTGCTGCACAAGAATTGGCTTTCCATCCGGCCCACTTACCTCAAATGGCTGTCCGCTAACCTTTGCCCGTACTGGCGTAAGTTTCTGCGCCATATCAAAGAATTTGCTGGCTTGATCTGGGTTGCGTGCGGCGTATATATCGGCCAGTTTCATGTACTGCTGCGCCTTGAATTCTGTTGGCGATACACCCTCTGGAGCTTGCTGGCCTAAGAATGTTCCTACAGTCTGCTGCAATTCCTGATTACGCTTTGCCTCATCCATCTTCTGCTTAGTCATCATGGCGGCAAGACCTTGCTGCTGCGCTTGCTGATAGCCAGCCTGTCCAGCACCATAAGCCTCACCCAGAGCCTGTCCTAGCCCTACCCTTTGCGTGCTAGGACCGGATGCCTTTAACAGCGCCATAGCCGCCTGCATGACGCCTTGCTGCTGCATCCTACGAAGTTGCTCGGGGTCAAGGTAACCCTCCAGGCCGCTGGATGGCGCATTGCCAAACAACAAGCCACCTAAATCAAAATCTGCCATGATGTTTCCCCTTTAACCGCCAAAGTATCCAAGCAGGCCACCGAGTGCGGCGCCATAGCCTGCATTGCCAGGGCTTACCAAGTTAGCCAACTGAGAACCGGCCAACGCACCACCCAAGCCACCAGCGGCACGGTTCTGGTACAGCGGTGTGCTCGTGGTCTGTCCAAGGTTTCCAGGCTGCATACCCAGAGCCGTCTGCTGGATACCAAGGCGCTGAGTGGCCAGGTTGCGCATAGCATCGAGTTGCTGCTGCTCCAACTGCTGGCGTGCTCCACCGGCTCCCATGACCTGCTGCGCACCGCCAAGGCGTAGTGCCTGCTGCTGGCCACCAATGCCACTCAGTTGCTGCGCGCCCATCAATTGACGGGAAATGTCTTGCCCCTGCGCAGCCATAGCCTGGTTAAATGCTTGCTCGTTAAGGCGCGCCGATAGGTCGCCGTACTGCTTGGTAAAGCCAAGGTTTGTCTGCGCCTCTGCAACACCCTGGCGTGAACCACCAAAGGCACGCGCTGCCTGCGCTTGCTGCGAAGTCTGACGTATAGCATTCTGACGTGATGCCTCCAAGTCAGCTAAAGCATTCTGAGTCACGCCCTGGCTGTACGGGTTCATGTAGCTGCCAAGTGTCCCAGGACCCTGACCAAGTGACAGGTTGCGGGGACCGGCAGCCTGTTGCGTAAGCAGTGCGGCCTGGTCTACTGAGCTTAGTCCTTGGCCAGCGAGTGCTGCATTTGTCAGCGCCTGCTCACCTTGTTGGTACATCGCGTTCATTGGCGCAAACTGCTGCTGCGGCAGTGATGCCGCCACGCCCTGCGCCTGCTGATAGTTTTCTAGGTACGCGCGCTTGATGTCTGGATCAACGCTGGTCGTACTCGTTTGTGTGCCGCCGCCTTTGCTCATAATCGTGCTCCTTATGCTTCCAGCAAGCCGGATAGCTTGCCCTTTGAAATCTTGCCGCTGTTGATTGCGTTCATTAACTCGATGCCGTATTTTGCGGTCGCCTTGCGGTTCATCACAAACTCGCCATCTTGAATAGACGCAAACCCGTTATCTGGCCCCATTGGATCAGGACCTACCATCCTCGACTTGTTAATCATCCCGCCCATGTTGTTGGGTAGTGCCGCTGCCGCCGCTGCGGGTGGTACAACAAAACGCTGCGGATCAACCCCGCCAATATTTGTACCCGCCTCAAAGTCAGCGTACAAGTTTTGTGGTGCTTGCATCTGAGCCATGATTAACTCGTATGGGCTAACGCCGCCAGGTGTCATTGTCGGGTCGTACTGTCCAAGAATCCTTGTCGGCGTGTACGGGGCAGCTATAGGGGACATTGCAATGTTTGCGAATGGCCTACCTGATGGTGGCACATACGGCGCCATTGTGAACGGCGCTGCTGTAGGTGCAGTCTCGTTCGCCTTTGCAACGCTTGATAAGACACTTGCCGCCAGTAATGCGTTAGGTACTGTTGCCCATGATGGGAGTGATGAAGCGACAGTACTTGCTCCAGTGCCTCCAGAAATAACACCCTCGCTTCCAACAAGTGTTCCACCAGCAGATATAACACCACCAGCGCCAACAGTACCACCTCCAGCGGCTGCTGTAGTAAGTCCCGTACCGCCACCCATTGAAGTAAGACCAAGTCCCGCAGCGGTTAATGGAGCACCAGCAGAAGCACCGATATTTGAAAGTGCAGTTAATCCAGTACCACCACCCATAGTGGCTAGTCCAGTATTTCCTGCCGTTAATGCTCCACCTCCAGCAAGGTCTGTACCCAAGGTCGCAGTCAGCCCTGTACCGCCACCCATTCCAGAAGCACCAGCACCACCTGTAGTCAAACCTTCACCAGCACCAAGGACAGCGGTTTCTCCTAAAAGACCAGCGTTTACAGCGCCACCTCCAGCACCAGCGGCTGTAAGACCTGCACCACCGCCCATTGCAGCAAGTCCAGTTCCAGCGGCAGCTAATGGAGCACCAGCAAGAGTGCTAAGACTTGGTAGCGCGGTTAATCCAGCAGCGCCACCCATAGCCGCTAATCCAGTATTTCCTGCTGTTAATAATCCTCCAGCAGCAAGGTCTGTACCTAATGCAGCGGTCAATCCAGCGCCGCCACCCATACCAGCGGCTCCAGCACCGCCAACGGTTAAACCTCCTCCGGTATTCAATGCAGCTATCTCTCCAGGAACAAATGCAGCGGTAGCGCCTTCAGCACCCAACAAGCCAGCACCACCAGCACCCGTTAAACCTAGAGCCTCAAATGCAAGTGGGCCAAGATATGCTGATCCCAAAATAGCAATTAGCGGGAGCAAATTATCAAAATCACCTTTTCTTTGTTCTGTCTCATAGTAATTTCCACCAGCGTCAAATTTAACGTACTGGCTCTGCCCGTTGTCGTAACGATACCCTGTAGGTGGTCCGTAGGCTACTGATTCCCCACCACCGCCACCAGGACCTTTGCGAGGCGCCGTGTACGTTGCGTATGTAGGCTCCATTTCTTTGCCAATCCGCTTTTCCTCTGCAAGGATAGCCGCTGGTTTGGGGACATCCACTGTGGTTAGTCCTGCTTCGTAAGGATTAAATTCATAGCCCATAAGAACAGGTGGGCCTCGATCTAGGCCTCTACCTTCCTGCGCTTGATAAACAGGAACCATCCCATACCCTTGAGTCTGCGATAAGGCTGCTACCTGTCCATCCTTACCAACACCATCCCTCGTTTCTCTTGCAGTAGGCGCTTGATATGCGGCAACTGGCGCAGCAACTGGTGCAGCCATTGCGGGAGCAGTAGGAGCTTGCGCAGCAAACGCAAATGGATTTGCTATAAGCTCATCATCTGCGTAATCTTGCATTCGCGCCATATCATTTTTCATTCGCGCCATATCACAGTTCCTTGCTCAAAATGAACCACTTAGGTTCGTATCCTTCATCGCGCAGAAACGTCTTGGCCCAGCCCTGACGTCCTGCGAGAGTAACTCGCGTGCAACCTAAACTCTTGCCCCAGGCTTCGATGTGTGGTCGCATCGCCTTGAGTTCATCTAGGTCGCCGCCAGCCAAGAAGTAGTGCAAGTTCTTGAGTTGCGGGTAGACAATGATCTCGGTCACTACCACCGACTTGACGCCTGGCCATACCTGGAACCGATTTTCGGTCACCGCCTGGGCTACATCGTCAAATGTGTGTGTGCCTCCAGAGTATTCTAAAGCCGATTGCACCTGGTGGCGCAGCCTGTGCAAGTCCTCAATGTCTGTCACCGACGCCCACCGGCTGTCGCCTCAAGGCGCATAACCCCGATTCGCCAATCGGACAAAGTGTTACCCGTGACCTTAATCTCTACCTGGCGCCCAGAGAACCGGACGCTAGTAGGGTTTGCCGCCGTGTAGGGTCCGAAAGAAGATTCCGCGCCGGTAGGGTAGAACCTTGACTTGAACGACACCAGCGCCTCGCCCAGAGTCTGCTCGTCAGGAATCACCTGCCTGACGTTCATTATGTTTTCGCCGGTCCCAAGCTCGATGGGTCCAGATTGCGCGTAAAGAACGGCAGAGTCGTAGTCAAAGCCGACCTCGTGCTCGTAGATGTAGCCCGAAGAATCAACCATGATGGGGTATGTATAGACTCCGGCGTCTACACCAGCCAGGCGAGACAATGTGCCTATGTTCCAGTGACCCTCTCGGTAGTTGTACGTCACATAGGAATCGTTCTCGTTGGAGTCATTGGACGGGTAGAACCACCATATCTCACCAAACTTGCTATTGTGGACGGCGTAGATTTTTGACTTTTGCGTCAGGTTTATGTCGTTGAAAACGTAGTCTGATACATCGCACGGCAGTGGCTTGACGTACCCGTCGTATATCCAGAAGCCGCTGCTAGACATCCAGATGGCGGCAGTGTCTATGGCTGCCACTGACTGCGCCGAGATCAACCCGCATCCGCTACCGGCCTTCTCAAACCCATAAACAAATGGCGCGCCAATGTACTGCGCAGTGTGTACGTCAACGTCAGTAAACAGTAAGTTCACTCCCTTGACGCGCTTACCAGCAAGCAAACTTCCTACTGTGGCCAGCTCGTAGTCCCCCGCCAAATTGTCTATGGCAGCAGTCCACACCGTGTTATCTTCCTGATCGCACCAGGCAACCTTTCTCGGGTTACCGCCAGCGCCTAAAGCAAACATGATCCGGTCAGCGGTCACCATCACCGCCTTGCAGCTTGTCGGCGCGTTGGTGATGGCCGCTGCCAGCGTAGGCGTTGTAAACCCTAGCTGCCACTGGTATAGCTTTCCATCTGCACTTGAACAGGCAATAAGGTACTCGCCCCAGGTATCCATTGACCAGGTCGTTGCGCTCACTACGTCACCCAAGTCAGGACGCTGGACGCCATACGCGAAGTTTCCGTAGGCGGCGTACCCGTAGCCAGTAAACGATTGCGCGTCAGCAATGCCAGCGGTTAAGCCTGTCGGGGTGATCTCTTTGAGCGTACCGGACTCGTTCATCACATACAGCTTGGTGTGCGTACCTGCTCCGATCCAACGGTCATTGGTGTTATCACGCCAGGTAATCAGCCCCCTGCACTTGCCACTCATAGCAGTCTGACTGCTGAAACGCTTACGCCACCCGTTGATCGGGCGCAGAGTGTTCTCGTACCAGCGCACCAGGTTAGCGTCGTACCAGCGCCCAGATGACTGGTACTCAGTGCCGTTACGGTAGATTCCTGGTGGTATTTTCAAGGGTATGTACATGACGTTCTCACATTGTGTTCGACACAAATTGCATGGTCGCAATCAGCGACGCGGTAGATGGATAAAATGATCCAGCAGCGTATGCCTGGATGCTGACTGCGGTGCTATCAGTCTCCCACCAAAGCTCGACGTAGTCATTGGCAGCAAGTGATAGAAAGTAGTTCCAGGCAACTATCGTGTGGCCATTGACTGATCCATGCTTAGATGGTATCCCAACAAATCCTGTAGAGCCGACAAGGTTTGTCCCGTTGATCTTAATCCATACCCTTGCATCATGGTCTGCGCTGGCTGTATTCTCAAATTGACCTGACCACTGAAGGTTATAAATTCCTGAGTCAGTTACAGTTATACGCGAATTGCTGGCCACCGTAATTCCATTGGTGTAATCAGTCGTATTGAACGTCATCGCGTACGCGGTATTGATGGCCGCTGCCGTCTGGTCTGCTGTGCTCTGAAAGGCGCCATACGGGGCATTGATGTACCGGCTGCCCTTGACTCCAAACAATGCTCCAAGTACCGAAGTAACCTTTCTGAAGTAAACATTTAGCGCGCCATTGGACTCATTGAAATTTCGGCGCTCGTACTCCTCTGGTGGATACCCAAGGTTTGGCGGTGTCGGAGTCTCAAGTTTTTGCTGGATGGCCATAGTTTTATTTTGCCACCATTAGGATAAAAATAGGACGCGCTCATCCTTACGCCGATTCTGTAAACCCTTCAAAGGTTTACCGCCGGCCATGCAATACTTCAAAAGCTCGTCCGCAGCGCCTTCCATATCCCCGCGTAGCACCTTCTGGCGTAGCGTACTACGCTGAAGTGTCCCAAGGCCCACGTTAAAAGAGAAACTGACAAGACCATCAAACTGACCCTGTGTAAGAACGACAGGACAGAAACGCTCCACTCCGCGCTCAAAGCGCTCCAGGTCTGCTGCAAGTATTCCATCTACCTCCCCCATAGTCCATTGGCGGTCATCCTCTGGCCTCAATGGGTATCCATTACGTTCTTCCATCTTTAGCTTACCTTGGCCTGGGTACAGTACATGGCCAACACCAACAGTCCAAAGCAGAGCAGGACAGCGATAGGGACGCTGCCTAGTCCCCTCGTGGTGCTTAATCATTGACAGTGCTTTTGCTGAGACTTTCATTTCTTTTGCGTTTGCACGCACCCCACTTTGTAGCCCAGGTCGCGCCACTCTTTAGCTGCCTTCTGACAGGCAGCCTCGTACTCAAAATAACCGACAATAATTATTGAGTTCATGTTGATACCTGTAACCAGCACCAGGGTCCAGATCATTTTCCAAAGGCTCTGCCACCAAAATGGAACGCGACAATAGAAGCAAACAGTGCCTGGGTATTGCTATCCCACAGCTTCTCAGCCAGCGCAGGAAACGCCACGCCATTGTTGTACCCATAGATAAACAGGCCAACATCTACAAACACCAGCAGCAGAAAAAACCCCATAGTGATAAAACTGCGCGTACCGGCACGCAAGTCCTTTATCCACTGTGATGTTCCGTCTCCCAGAGACTCGTCGTGCTTGTAGATGGCGTTCATCTCAGCAACCTGGGCATTGACAAGGTTCTCGTTAGCCTTGGCAGTTGTCTCTAGTTCCAGTTGCTGGCTATGTATTTGCTCTATGCGTTCCTGCGCCTCAAAGCCTGCTTTGCGTAGTTCTAGTTCGCGCTCAATCTGCATGGCTGCCAGCGCCAGCTCGTGCTTCTTGTCGTTGCGGTCTTGGAAGAAATCCAGCAGCTTGGGCAAACCGCCCATCAGAAATGAGATTAGAGTTGATAGGATGGTAAGCATGGTTTAGTCTTTTCCAGTTAGGCTTTTGATGGGACGGTTCACTGTAGTTTTTTCTTCAAGGATTGCAATATGCATCCTGTTCTCTGCAATCTGGTCACGGTTGCGTTGGATTTCTTTTTCCAAGTCCTGACGTAGTTTTTCCCGTGCAAGTTCTGCTCCAGTGTTGCTTGCTTGCTTGTTGTCGCTGGTAACAACTAGGCTAATTTTGCTGTTAAGGATGGTGACTTCATGGGCCAAGTTTGACAATGCCGACATTAAGTAGACCACGCAGGAAAATAGCAGCGGAAGCAAAGCAAACGTAATCTTCTCAATAAATTGACTTTTAGCTTCCATGTTATAAATCTTTTCCTCGCTCATTTATTTCTCCATCAAAAGTGTTAGCCACCAAAAACATAAACCTAGCAACAGCAGCGCAAGTGCACCACCAATTAGCCAGGTCAATAAATCATCAATCTCTGCCTTGCGCTTCTTGGCGTGATTCTCTGCAAGTATTTCCTCTACCTTGCGCTTTTGGATGATGTTGTTTCTTTCTACCAGTAGCTGCTGCCAAAGGTCTGCATGGCCACTCATCACCATCCAATTATTTAACTCTCTCTCGGCATCAGCCAACTGCTTGGCCTGCATCACTATCTCAAACGCCTGCGCCGTATCTGACTTAGCAAAACTGCTCTTAGGCTTGGACGCTTCCCTCTGGACAATGTCCTTTGCCTCGAAAAACTTCATCATCTCCCCGCCAATGGCGTGGATGTCCTTGCCCATCTTGATGGCGGCCTGCACCCCCTTTATCGCGGCTTGTGCAGTCGCAAAGGCGGTGATTGGATCGATCATTTTGGATCACGGTTTGCTAAGTAAGTGCGTGAAGTAACCGATAAGACTTCCAACAGCGGACACTATGACCATGCCCATCCAGAAACCACCCTTACCCTGGTTTGCCATAGCCACCAGGGTTTCGATAGATGACTCCATCTTGTCGATCTTGGCGCTCATGTCATCAAACCGGCGCTCGTAGTCCTGGACCTTCTGCCAAAGGACGCCGTAGCGTACAGGGTCAATTTCTGGCTTGTCCATTACCAAGGCACTCCTGTTGCAGTCACTGGAGCCTTTTGCAGAGCAATGTTGGCAGCAAGGCTTGCCTCTGTTGCGTCTTTGTCCACGCCGTTAGCCCAGCACCAGTTCAGCACATTTGCCTGAGTCAACTCGTTATAAGGTATTAATGGAGTTCCATCAGCCCACGAGCAAGTTGAATAAGTAGATGCCGAGTATTCACCATCAGTAGCACTGCATTGCCAATGTGCTGTTGTAACAAAATTATTTGAAGTTTCGCGGTTAAGCGTACTAATTGTCCAAACTACGTTCATGATTAAGCTCCTATAAATCCATGATTTGCAAACTTACCGTGCGCCAAATCACGCAACAGTTCAATAAATTCAGTTGCCAATTCTTTTGTTTTAAATCCTCCAACTTCATATTTTTTTCCATTTGCTTGAAGTCTTGCTCTCCATATTTCCAGCCTTGGCATTTTTGAAACGCCTTTTACACCTGATGTGTTTGCCAATCTTTTTGCAGTATTTTGACAATTCTGCGCTTTTGTTGCAGCCCTTAAATTTTCAATATTGTTATCGTCTTTTATGCCATTTATGTGGTCAACAAAATTAGGAATGTATCCGTGGTGGTACAAGAACATTAAGCGGTGTGCTTTGTACTGATAGCCATGCACCCTTATTAGCCTGTAGCCTGTTGGATGAATGTACCCAGCAAGCTGCCCAACAATATTTCCAGTCTTGTTTGTGGTCATTTTTTTCCAAAGCAACATACCATCCTTGTACTCAAACAAGCGGTGTGCTTCTTCTTGTGTCAAGGTCATGATATTTCCTTTAGGTTGATTCAAGTGCCGTGAGGCGTTTACGAAGGGATTGGATTTCCTTGACAAGCATTGGCACAAGTTTGGAGTAGTCCACTGCCATCATTTCTTCTGGGTCTGCCGGAGCGTGTACAGCCTCTGGAGCCACGGTAACTAACTCTTGGGCAACAAAACCATAACGCTGGTGCGATGCATCGGACTTCCAATCAAATTGACGCACTTGCAAAGAATCAATCAAACTAGATGCTGATTCAGCATTTTGGATGTTTTGTTTTAAGCGTTGGTCAGATGTTGTTAAAAAAGCAGTAGCGGCAGATGTGCAATAAATACTTCCAACAGAAGTCCCTGCTGCATTTAAAAATGTTGCTCCATTTTGGTTGTCTGAACCAGCATAATATGTGTAGCCGTTATATCCAGAATCAGGCTTAACCACCAATTTTCCATTGGCAACAGAACTCGTAGTCCCCACCAGCAAGTTACCGCTAGAGTCGAGACGCACACGTTCAATTCCAGATGTTTTCAAAATAATGCTATTACTGGTGTATTGGTCTAACACCATGTTTCCAGAACCAGCATTTTGAATAGTTGCTGCGTAATTTCCTGCACTAAAAATGCTTGATGTGCTACTGTCTAAACCAATATAAAAATTACCGCCAGTATTTGTAAATTGACTGTAAACTCCATTTGTACCCGTAGAAGCAGTTGTTTTTACAGCCAATCCACCAGAAACAGAAACGTCTAACTTTGCACCGGGCGAACTCGTCCCTATCCCCAACCCTGTGCTGGTTAGGCGCATTTGTTCTGTGCCGCTGATAGCAAACTGAAACGATGTTGCTTGAAAATCAAGCGTAGCGTTTGCGCTTCCAGCATCGTTAATTACATTTAACAATACGCCGCCGGAACCAAAAGTAGAATTTTGCCAAAGCATATTTGCGTTGGCCTGTGGTCTTACTTGAAGAATCCCCAAGGAACTTGCAACACCAACTCCCAAGCCTGTTCCGTTGTACGTCAGCGCAGTACCAGTAGTCAGTACCTTGCTGCCGTTAAGGTAGGCTACCCCGTTGGCTGTGCCGCCTGAGAATGTTGGGTTAGCAGAGAAGGATGAAGTGCCGGTGCTTGTCAGCGTCCCAGCCACCGCCAGCGTCTTGCCAGCGCCGACATTGAGGCCGACAGAAGTACCTGTTCCATTGGCTGTGAATAATGCGTCCACCAAGTCTAGGTCCGCATTTACCTTATTTCCCCAAGTGTCAGTACTTGCACCTACCTCTGGCTTGGTGAGTAGTAGGTTTGTGGTTGTGGTATCTGCCATGATTTTCTCCTATGCAATTGCTTGCCAAGTTTCCGCGTTATCTGAAATTGCTGTCCATGATTCTGAAGTGTCAGAGCCTGGTGTCCAGCTCTCGGATGTATCCGAAATCGCTGACCAGGTTTCTGGTGTGTCTGACTGACTTGACCAGGTCTCAGGTGTGTCCGGCGTAACGCCCCACCCGTAACCCAATATAGTGCCGACAGAACATGATGCACTTACCCCAATTATCGCTACCGAAATGACGTTTGTGACGCTGCCAGAATTTAGGGTTGCGGTGTTACCCGATATTGCCACCACCTTGGAATGGTCAACACTACCAGGTGACAAGGTTGAGGCGTTGCCGGTAACCGCGCAACTGCTAACCAGAGCAACCGTACCAGCGTCAGCGGTTAAAGAATTACCCGATACCGCCACTGCCTTGTCAGGTGCAACAGTCCCAGGTGATAGGGTTGCAGAGTTACCAGTTACCGCGTTGGTGCTGGACAGAGTAACCGAACCAGCGGACAGGGTAGCAGCGTTGCCGGTGATGGCCACCGAGACTGACGCGGTGACACTGCCTGCATTGCCGGTGGCAATGACGCCGTCCTCTTGCTGGGATATGTTGACAAGCAAAGTGCCAACGGCGCCAGTTGCCTGGTTGCCGCTGACAACGACATTGCCTATGCCATAGACGCCCTTGCCGTAATAGCCAGAGCCGTATGCAGCCATATCGCTGCCCCCAGGTTATGCCAGCCGAATCAGGCCGG